TTGTTCGGGCAATGTTGTTAATACCCTTGCAGCCAACGTGATGAAGAATGGATTAAAAATCTGTGCGATTAATCCTCCGGATTTTGGTTATAGGCAACACGAATTAATGCAGGATATAGCAATTAGCGTAGGTGCTACTTATTATTCTGAGAAGACAGGTGATGACTTGAGTTTGATTAATTTCAACGATTTGGGTCATTGTGCTAAGGTGATAGTTAGCCGTGACTCAACGGTCATCGTCAAAGATGAGGGAGACACCGGAGAAGAAATTCAAACCCGTGTGGCAGAATTACAGGAATCATTGGAGAATGCTAAAAATAAAATTGATAAGGATTTTATTAACCAAAGAATTGCATCGTTGTGTGGTGGTATAGGAGTGGTGTATGTAGGTGGTAATACGGACCTTGAACAAAAAGAATTATATGACCGAGTAGATGATGCGGTTTGTGCCGTAAGGTCAGCACTTGAAGAAGGGATTCTTCCCGGTGCGGGATTAGCTCTTTACCATCACCATAAGTCATATACCATTAAATATAATGACGAAAAAAATAGTGCTAAAAAAACGGCTTATGGAATTTTAGCTGATGCACTAAAAGCTCCTTTAGTTCAGATTCTTGCAAATGCAGGATTAGATGCTTTGGAGATATATGAAAATGCAAAGGGTCAACAATACGGTTATGACGTTAAGAAAGAGAAATACGGATACTTAATGACAATGGGAGTAATAGACCCTGTGAAAGTAACCCGCCAAGCATTGCAAAATGCAGTATCGGTTGCGGTTACAATATTATCAACTAATGCTATTGTAACTATGGCACGTAGCTATGACAACTATGAGAAAGGGTCTTAAAGATAAATTAAAAGAAGCTAAGGAGATGAGGAGCAAATTGATAAAAGAAGGGTATCATATGCCTATATCTTGGGAAGCGGAAAAGAGTGCAATCACCTATAATTGGGAACAACAAACTAAAAATGATTAACGAGATATTACAATGGATAGTATTTATATGTATTTTATATACATTAGGTAAATTAAGTGGTGCTCAAGCTACAACAAGTAAAACCCTAAAGATTATTAAATATGTACTTTGGAAAAATGAAGACAAAACTTAAACCACAGAAAAAAATCACAAGCGACAAAGAAGCTGAAATTGAAGAGAACAATAGGTATAGGCAGGGGAGAAGTAGAAAACAATGGGAGAGAAACTATTCTATACAGAATACCATAGTAATAGTCATCTTAATTTTTTGCGTATGCGTGTTAGCTAAACTTTTCGTAGAAACTATTATATAATGAGAAAAAGAGAGCTTACAGTATCACAAATCAAATATTTAACTAAACTCTTTCCTAACGACAAAGAATTAGGAAAAGAGGTAAGAAATTTAATCAATGAAAGCAATAGGAAAGAACATAGCAATAGAAAAGATAGAGGAGGAAATAAAGACTGAAAGCGGTCTATTACTCTCCAATGAGGATGTAAAAGATTTCCGTTATCAAAAGGGAAAAATAATATTGGTTGGAACTGAGGTGGACAAACTAAAGAAAGACGATATTATTTATTATGATACTCGCCAATCTTACACTTTACTTATTAAAGGAAATCAAGTAACGATTATTCAGGAGAGAGATGTCGTTGTTGTCTTATAAACTCATTCATATTCTTTATAGCTTCACGGTATCGTTTATCCATATAGGATACATTCTTTAAAAACATAGGATTTTGAGATGGTGATGTTGGCATCTCTTCTCCATTGAGCTTTTTATAAATAGAGGTTATTACTCTTTTGGCTTTATAAGATAAGTTATATAATCCTTTGGTCTTCCCCTTCCGTTCTCTAAACACTTCTATCCATCCGTCTCTTAGGAGTTTATCAAATCTATTTTCATCCCACGATAATATTCTATCAAACTCAGCAAACTTGTCTTTGGAAAAATAGTTTTCGGAATTTAAGAATAGTATTACGTCAAGGTCGGATTGCGTAAGGTTGTATTTTATTTTTATATATTGGCGAATTACTCTCCAATATTTTAGATAATCGTTTGCCAAAAAATATTTGATTTAATTTAGTAACTTTGTACAAAGATATAAAGTTATGGCGGATTTAAAAAAAACCACTCAAGCCTTTCAAAGTGTTTTGAATAGTAGCAATAAAAACATTGATGTAGATAAAATACCAATGCGAAATAAAGCTATCGCAAAATTGATGAATCAAGCTAAGAATAATGAATATGCTAAAAGCAAAAAGAATAAGGGGATAAGAGGGTTGGCTAAATTAAATCCCAAGAAAGGTGTGCTTGGAAGGACCTCTCCACCCAAACCCACCACAACTTAAAACAAAAGAAAAATATTAGTATCTTTGTAAAATAATTATAATAATAAAGTTATGGCAGGAGTACCTAATGATGAACAGTTTGTCGGATTTTCACCCGGTGTGGATATGACTGAGAAAAGTTCTACGCAAACAAATGATAAACGAACTATATATACTTATAGTGAACTTTTTGGTGAAGGGGAAATGGCATTAGAAACGGCTACATCGGGAACGATGTTTGCGGGTGTCGCTAAGTTACCACAAAGCTACGATTTAGGAGGAGTAAAATATGACTCTTATAATTTAAAGGCTTGGGCAGAACTCCGACCTCAAAATACAGTTCACGTAATTGCTATAGGTAGTATAAATGTGGGTGCAGGGGAAATATTTGTTATAAAAAACAGGTCTAATATAGAAGCGGTTGATTTTAATGGTTTTGGAGGATACACAAATAATCCTCTCAATTTAGGTGCAATGGTAGATGACAATACGGATGTTGCCGGGCAGCTAAATGGATTATTTTATATAAACCAAGACAATATGCCTCCGGCTCCTATAGAGGAAAATGCTATGTACATTGTAGCCACTAATTCTTGGGATTTTGAGTGTGATGCCTATGTGGATATAGACTTCATTTGCAATCAAGGAACCACCGTAGATTTTATAATAGCTTAAATATATTACAATGGCAGACGACAAATTAATAGAAGTAAAAGACGAAAAAGACACCTTATTAAGACCTTTAGATGCTACCGTAGAAGTAGATTATAAATATGAAGGAGAAGCTGAACCTGAAAAAGTTTTAGAAGAAGAATTGAGCAGGGGAATAATAAAGGGAGAAGAGTTTCCGGAACCGGAAGACGGTAAGGTTTTAGAGTATTCTGAAATAAAAGTAAACCCATCGGCAAAAGAAGGTGTGTATGGTATAACTGCCTATAAAGCAAAGAATGTACGCTACGTTGGAAAGAAACCCGAAAAGGGAAGTGTTGTCGAGTTGGAAGCTCAAAGAAAAGAGCCTATAAGTAAAGAAGAGTGTAGGGAAAATATGGAAAAACGAAGAGCAGATTTATATGAAAAACTCATAAAGATATATCCACCTCAAGTTAAAAAGAATTAATTATGGCTAAGAAAAAAGACGACATAAAAATCAAAAAGTCCAATGAAGGTAAATTTACTGATTGGGCAAAAAGAAATATGCCGGGTAAATCGGTATGTGCTGCTGCAAGTGCAGTAATGAGACGTAAAAAGAAATATAAACCCAACGTAGTTAAAATGGCAAATTTTGCCAAGAACTTTGGCTGCAAAACAAAATAACTTAAAAATGAAAAAACAAGGTTATAATGCAAGACTTGATGAGTCTTTAGGAAGTAAGCACAGAGGTGCTCACAAACAATCTTTAAAAGACCGTAGAGACGAGTCTAAAGGAATGGCTAAAAAAATGAGTGGACACGCTTATTCAGGTAATAAATCTATGAAAGAAGAGAAGCATTACCCAAAGAAGGTTCACGAGCATTTAGGCAAACTTATGAAAAAGTAAAATGGGAAAATTATTAGTAAGATTAGGTTTATGGATGCAGAAGGTGTGGTGCAAATTTCAATGTTATTGGAATTGGCTCATTAGTAAACTTCTATTTAATGTGCCTGATTGCCCATATAAACTTTGTAAGTGTAATGAAGTTAAATGAGAAATCAAAAGGCTTTGGTGATACCGTAGCAAAAGTTACGAGACTCACAGGTATTAAGTCGGTAGCAGATGCAGTTTCTAAGAAAACGGGAAAGGACTGCGGATGTGATAAGAGGCGAGATACATTAAATCGAATAATACCCTATAGAAAATAGAAATAAAATGGCATATCAAAAATTACAAGGAAAAAGAGCAATAAATGTTACACCCACCGATGGTGTACAAATACCAAGTCCGGGTGATGAGGTAGCAAGTGGTGCTAATACGTCTATTGTAGCGAACCAATTAGAAGACAATACTGCGGAATTTATAGGAAAAGTTATTCCGGGTTGCACTATTATAAATGAAAGTACCGGAGATTGGGCAACTGTTACAGGAGTTCAGTCTCAAACAGAACTTCTTTTAAGTGCCGATATCTTCCTTGCCACACCTGAAGCATATGCGGTTTATTCTGTAGATGTAAACGAAGGACCGGTGTTATATGTAGGAACCGGTGGAACTCTTGTAATTACCACAGTTGGTAATGATTTAGTACAATTAGTAAATGTAGCAGATGCTACCTTTATTCCCATTATGGTGAGAACAGTAGAAGCCACTAATACAACGGCATCTGATATTATAGCATTATGGTAATAGGAATAGGCATAGCAATTTGGTAAGGAGAACTCCACACTCTTGCACGGTTAAATAAAAATCAAATGGAATTTACTTTAGACACAACCTTAGATGGGAATAATATAATAATAATTTATGAAGTAATTTCAGACGATGGAAAAGGAGAAAGAGTTAAATACGAGCAGTAGATTTAGTTTAACCCTAAAAGAAATAATTGCAGCGACAATAGGTTTGACAAGTCTTCTTGGTGTGTATTTTACACTTCAAGCCGATATTGCAACTGCAATGGAGGAGCCAAAACCCGAAGTTCAAAAAATTGAGTTTGATTATAAAGACCAATTGATTAGGGCAACCATTGAACAAATTCAACTTGATGTGGGTACGGTAAAAGAGGATGTTGGGGAAATAAAAGAACACCTCAACAAAATGGATGAAAGGCTTTATCAAATAAGTCGACAATAATGAAAAAATGGTTATATATCTTTTTATTAATACCATTTACACTACAAGCTCAATATAAAGATGATATTAGTGTAGTTCAATTTTCTGCCAAATTTTTATGTCACGCAGAAGTATCCCTTAAAGAATTAAAACAAATAGATGGAGCACACATCCATACTATTTATCTTTCTGAAGAAATAGAGTTCTTTCATAACGAAAACATTACATTTCTTCCTACTTTAGTATTATATCACAACAAAAAAACTATTCTGAAAATAGAAAGTGATATCCAATTACAACTCCCTGAAAATGCCATTCAGTCTATTCAAAAGGAGATTGATTCATTAAGGCTAAAGTGATTTTTTGTATCTTCACCAATATAAAGAAGAGAAAACTAACTGAGAATGAATAAAATAGTTACAGGGATTTATCGCAACGATACGAAGAAAAAAAGACCGGGAAAGCATTCTAAAAATGCGTCACGAGGACAGACCGGCTATAAAACAAAATATAGAGGACAAGGAAAATGAAAAAAGTAAAAAAAATAATTATTCATTGCTCCGCTACGAGAGAGGGTGATGATTCCATTAATGCGGAAGTCATAGATAAATGGCATAAAGCAAGGGGATGGAAAGGAATAGGATATCATTTTTGTGTTTTAATGGATGGAACTATTGAAACCGGTAGAATGATAAATGAGTGTGGTGCCCACACGAAGGGATTCAACTGTAGTTCAATCGGGGTTTGCTATATTGGGGGAGTTGAACAAGATGGAAAAACTCCAAAAGATACCCGAACAAGTGCTCAAACGGAAAGTTTGTTGACGTTATTAAAAACTTTAAAATTAATTTATCCGGATGCAACCATTCAAGGACACCGAGACTTTGCACCTAAAGCGTGTCCAAGTTATGACGCTACGGAAGAATATCAATGCTTATGAAAGAAATATTTGGAAAATTATTTGGTAAAGCCGGAGGCGGTATTGTAGACAGTATTGGCGGTGTTGTTGATAAGTTTGTTCAAACTAAAGATGAGAAAGCTCAATTTGAAAAAGAGTTGACAGAAATTTTCATTAAAGCGGAAACTGAGATGCAAAAAAACATTACAGAACGATGGAAGGCAGACACTACAAGTGATTCTTGGCTCAGTAAAAATGTAAGACCTTTGGTATTAATTTTTCTTGTGCTAAGTACGGTTCTTTTAATCTTTGTAGATGCGGGGATTATAAAGTTTGAAGTAAAAGCTAATTGGGTAGACCTTTTACAACTTACTTTAATAACCGTGATTTCCGCATATTTTGGTGGAAGGTCCTTTGAAAAGATTAAACGAAAATAATTTGTAACTTTGTAGAAACATAAATCTAATAAAATGAAACTTAGTAAAGAGGAATTACAAACCCTTACAGACTTGAATAAAGAGTTTGTAGAAAAGAAAGTACAACTTGGAGATGCCGTTATAGTACAAAGCGGGTTACTTCAAGAAGTAAGTGTTATAAGAGCAAAATTTGCTCAAGAAGAGCAGGAATTAATAAAAAAATACGGAGCTGATTCTGTAATTAATTTACAAACAGGAGAAGTGACGAAAAATAAACCACAAGAGAATGGCTAAAATATCCACATATCCTATTGATGCAACTCCTACGTTGGGGGATAAAGTTATAGGAACAGACGTAAATGATTCCAATATAACTAAAAATTATACTATTGAAAGCATTTTAAGTTTACAATCCTTAACCCCTACTACTTTATGGTATGGTTCATCACCTCTTGGTGTTGCTGCGGAAACCTCTGAACTTTTATATGTAGCCGGAGGAGGAGGTTCTGTAACCGAAGATACTGTTTATATGACCGGAACGGCAGTAATGGATGTGTGTGATATAGACGATATTACAACGGTGGCGGTAGGGAAAGGAGCACTTCAACAACCGGCTCTTTCAACAAACAGTTCAACCGCCTTCGGATGTCAAGCAGGAGCTGCCGCAGCTTCGGTTTTAGCCTCAGATTTTATAGGATATACAAGTGGAGGAGACGGAGATATTAGCAATAGTGTTTTTATAAATGAAGCCGGTAACGCAGCTCAAAACGTAAGCGAGTCGGTATTCATTGGACACGCAGTTCTTAAAAATCCTGTTGCTGCGTTTGTAGATGTAGCGGGGTCAGTAATGATAGGGTCATCATTATATCAGAACACTAATGGTTTTGCAGTAGACAGAGAGATTATAATAGGAAATGACTGTGCCAATGGATTAGATGTAGGTTCCCGATATAATGTAGTTATAGGAGCTGAAGCCCTACGAGTCTCGGATACACAAGTATGTGAGACCTCTATATTTATAGGAAAGGAAGCGGGTGATAATGCAGATGGAACTGTAAGAAAGGTGATAGCAATAGGATACGGAGCAGGAAATCAAATAGCCACCAATGCCGTAACCCAAGAGGCAAATGAGTGTATTTTAATAGGTAGTGGTGCCGGTGCGGAAATGTCCGGTGATTATAATGTGGCGGTGGGATATGAGACTATGTCTGCCCAAGTTACAGGTGAAGGTAATACGGGAATTGGAAGACAGGCATTAGAAGAGCTTCAAAGCGGTATAAGTAACACCGGTTGTGGATATGGTGCAGGGTCTACAGTTCAAACTTTTAATAATACTACCTGTTTAGGATATAATTCTCAGCCTCTAAATGATAATGAGGTAATCTTAGGGGATGGTAATGTTACCACATTAAGATGTAATACGGCAGTTATTTCAGCAATATCTGATGCAAGGGATAAAGCAGAAATTAAATCTCTATCTTCTGAACTCGGTCTTGAGTTAGTAAATAAGCTAACCCCACGTTCTTGGGATTGGGATAGAAGAGATAAAACAATGTCAGGTAAAAAAGATACGGGGTTTGTGGCTCAGGAAATAAAAGAAGTCTTAGACTCTATTGAAGGAGCTAAAGAAAGTATACCAAGCCTTTTAGATGAAACCAATCCTGAGCAAATGTCAGTTGGTTCTGCGGCATTAATACCGGTATTAGTTAAAGCTATTCAAGAATTATCCGAAGAGATTCAAGCGTTAAAGGGAGAATAGAAGAGTTAAATAGAATTAAATGGATATTAGGAAAATTTCAATTGGTCCTGATTATAAGTCAGGTGCAATGCACTATCTTGTAGGGCAACCTGTTTTGGGTGGAAGTTATAATATTCACTTAATTAAATACTATCCGGATTCTAATTCTATTAAAATTTTCATAGAAGAGAAAGGAACAGATGTAGTGGTATGTTGGAAAGAATTTAATTCCACTATGCCTGTATCTATTGAATACAATATAAACTTTTAATTATGTCAGACACCACACGAAAAGAGTTAGAGGAAACTCTTAAACTTTACGAAGCTCAATTAAAAGACGAAACTTTTTTTAATTTAACTTTTGAAGAAAAATTAGAATTAGCAGATAACCTTCACAATATTAAAATGAAATTAAATGGAGTCAAACCTGATAACACTTATATAGATTGTGTAGGGTGCGGCTCGTAAAATAAAAATGAAATCACTTTATCAGTTTATAGTAAAACCTGTTGGCGGAAGAAGATATGACAATATAAAAAAAATCGGAAATGTAGACTTTATTATGAGTACATCAGAAGAAGATGCTGCTTATAGTAACCGACAAGCCGAAGTCATTGAGACTCCTTTAAATTATGACGGTCCAATTTGCAAAGGAGACATACTGCTTGTACATCACAATGTATTTAAGTTTTACAATGATATGTATGGTAGAAGAAAAAGCGGTAGAAGTTTTTTAAAAGAAGATATATTTTTTGTGGACCCCGACCAATTTTTTGCTTACAAAAAAAATGACAAGTGGTATGGATATGACCGCTATTGTTTTTTGAAATCTATTCCACCTACCGAAAGCTACATTTTCAAACCTTTAACCAAAGAACCTTTAATGGGAGAAATGGTTATTGTAAATGATGGGTTAAAAGAAAAGGGAGTAAAGAAAGGAGATATAGTTACTTACAAACCTAATCAAGAATACGAATTTAATATAGATAATCAAATCTTGTGGCGAATGTACGACCACTCAATAACTTTAATTTTATGATACCAATGTTATACCATAATGTCTTGCCGGAAGTTGAACAATACGTTAAAAGTATTGAAGAAGGTAAGTTTGAAGATGTTCCCACAGAATCCGGTCTGTTTAAGGGGATACAAGAGAGAGGGGAAGATGCCCTTTACTCTTTAGTTAGTGCTTTTATGCCGGAGTATGAAATAATAATGAATTTTGTAAGAAAATCACCGTTAGAACAAAAAGAGCCTAAATTTATTCATACTGATGAAATGCACGGAGATAAAACTTTAATTTACTACTTAAACAAAAGCTATCCTGAAGGATATGGAACCACCATCTATGATGACAATGAAGTTCCTATTTTAATTCATAGAGCACAATTTAATAGTATGTTTATTTTTGATTCTTTTTATAAGCACTCAAGAAATATAGAAGAAAATTTTGGAAAAGGAGAGGATGCACGAATGGTACAGGTAATGTTTTTAAAAAATAAAAAGCAATGAGTGATTTTTTAGATATGCTTAAAGAGCACAATATAGATTTAGAAAAACTCAATATCTATATAGAGTCTGAGGAGTTTGAATTAGAAGCCGGACCCGTAGTTGATTATAACAATAAAAATTACGAAATCAAAGAGTCAGATATTGAGGGGATGGGAGTTTTTGCAGCCGTACATTTTTCAAAAGGGGAAAGAATAGGTTATGGTGTAATTGGAAAAACAAGAACTCTTGCAGGGAGGTATGGTAATCATTCTGCTACTCCAAATGCAAAATATTATTATTTTAGAGATAATGACAATATGATATTAGTGGCAGATAAAACCATTAAGAAGGGAGAGGAGATTGTAACCAATTACAGGCAACATACATATAGAAAAGAGTATTATGAGTAAAGATATCAAGTTAAAAATAATTGAAGCCGGTCATCAAGCCGTAGAACAACTTATTAAGGTGGCTAAAGAGAAAATCATAAAACCTGACCCCGAAGATGATTTAGCTGCAGACCGGTTAAAGAATGCTGCTGCCACTAAAAAACTTGCCATATTTGATGCATTTGAAATTTTAAAACGCATCGAAGAGGAAAGAGAAGCTATTGAAGGAATTAATACTAATAGTAAAATAGACACTAAACAAGGATTTGCTGAACGAAGGTCAAAATAAAAAATTATATAAGGTTATAAAAGATTATATACCTAAACAGATTATTACAAATAAAAATCGTAATAGGTCGTGGAAATATGGTTATAATCCCAAGTATGATGTTATTGTTATATCTAAATCGGGTCAAATAGGAGACATCATCACAATAAGCGGCTTAACTATTGCATTACCTAAAGCTCCCAAAGAGTGTCTTCAAAGACACTCGGATAAATCTAAACAGTATTGGGAACGAAAGGAATTACCTAAACACTTAGAAAAAATTCAATCTATATTTCATTGGAATGAAATGCCTTCCCAATTTAAAAGCAAATGGGTAGATTTTATAGAAACAGAATTTGATAATAGAGAGTATGGAGTATGGTTTATGAATAATGGTAAACCTACTTATATGACAGGTGCTCATTATATGTATCTGCAATGGACTAATATAGATGTAGGATATCCTGAATTTAGGGAAGCTAATAGATTGTTGTTTATTTTTTGGGAAGCCTGTAAAGCGGATTCTCGGTGTTTTGGTATGATATATCTTAAAATTAGACGGTCAGGATTTTCTTTTATGTCCTCGTCAGAATGTGTCAATACCGCAACACTTGCCAAAGATTCTCGTATAGGTATTTTGTCTAAGACCGGTAGTGATGCTAAGAAGATGTTTACCGATAAAGTGGTTCCTATAAATAATAGATTACCCTTCTTTTTTAAACCAATTATGGATGGAATGGATAAGCCTAAAACCGAATTAGCTTATCGAGTTCCTGCATCTAAGATTACTAAAAATAATATGTATGATATAGATGAAGAAATGATTGAAGGATTAGATACCACTATAGATTGGAAGAACACAGATGATAACTCTTATGATGGTGAAAAACTTTTATTATTAGTTCACGATGAGAGTGGAAAATGGATAAAACCTAACAATATACTAAATAATTGGAGAGTAACCAAAACTTGTTTGAGGTTAGGGAGTAAGATAATAGGAAAATGTATGATGGGGTCTACTTCTAATGCATTAAGCAAAGGAGGAGGAAATTTTAAAAAATTATTTTACGACTCCGATGTTATGAAGAGGAATAAAAATGGACAAACCAAAAGCGGTCTATATAGTTTATTTATTCCTATGGAGTGGAATATGGAAGGATTTATAGATAGATATGGTATGCCGGTTCTTGAAATGGGAGAAGAAGAGGTAGAAGGAATTAATGGAGATTATATTTATCAAAGTGCATTAAACTATTGGGAAAATGAAGTAGAATCTTTAAAGAATGACCCTGATGCTTTAAATGAATATTATCGCCAATTTCCTCGTAGCGAATCTCACGCTTTTAGAGATGAGAGCAAACAGTCATTATTTAACCTTACTCGAATATATCAGCAAATTGATTATAATGATTCCGTCATCACAGAACATCATCTTACTCGTGGTTCTTTTCAATGGAAAAATGGAATTAAAGATACCCAAGTCATTTTTACTCCCGACCAACGAGGGAGATTTTACATTTCGTGGGTGCCTAATAAGTCTCTTCAAAACAATCAATATACGAAGCTCGGAATTAAATATCCCGGCAATGAACATATTGGTGCGTTTGGATGTGACTCTTATGATATAAGTGGAACCGTTGGGGGAGTAGGGTCTAATGGTTCTTTGCACGGACTTACTAAATTTACTATGGAAGAAGCTCCGAGTAATGAGTTTTTTTTAGAATATATAGCACGACCTCAAACTGCGGAGATATTTTTTGAAGATGTATTAATGGCTTGTGTATTTTATGGAATGCCTATATTGATAGAAAACAATAAACCTCGCTTATTGTATCATTTCAAAAACAGAGGGTATAGAGGATATTCTATGAATAGACCCGATAAGGTTTTTAATAAATTATCTAAAACTGAACGAGAGTTAGGAGGAGTACCTAATAGTTCCGAAGATATGAAACAATCTCACGCTTCAGCTATTGAATCTTATATTGAAAAATTTGTAGGAATAATTAACAATGAAGGAGAAGAAATGGGCAGTATGCCTTTTACTCGAACTTTAGAAGATTGGGCAAAGTTTGACATTTCTAATCGGACCCAATTTGATGCATCTATTAGCTCAGGATTAGCAGTAATGGCTTGTCAAAGGCATTTATATCAGCCTAATAAAAAAGAGTCAAGAATTATGATTAACTTTGCAAGGTATAGTAACGATGGCAAAACAAGTCAAATAATTAGATGAAAGAGGTTAAACTAAATATTTCATCTGCAGGATTCCCAAGCCAATTTGTTTCAGATGCTGAAAAAGCAACTGACGAATATGGACTGCAGATTGGACAGGCTATTCAATATGAATGGTTTCGAAAAGATGGGAATGGATGCAGGTTCTATAATCAATGGAGAGACTTCCATCGGTTACGTTTATACGCAAGAGGGGAACAATCTATTGCTAAATACAAAAATGAATTAGCAATTGATGGAGATTTGTCTTATCTAAATTTAGATTGGACTCCTGTTCCTATTATTCCAAAATTTGTAGACATTGTTGTAAATGGAATGTCGGACAGAATGTTTAAAGTAAAGGCATATGCACAAGACGCAATGTCTCAAGCAAAGCGTTCTAAATATCAAGATATGATAACCGGGCAAATGGCGGCAAAGCCTACTTTGCAAATTATTCAACAAAAAACAGGGGTTGACCCTTTTGTTGTTCCGCCTGATGAACTTCCTCAAACTGATGAAGAGTTGTCATTATATATGCAGCTTAACTATAAACCTGCGATAGAGATTGCCGAAGAAGAAGCTATTAACACCATACTTGAAGAAAACCACTATATAGATGTACGTAAACGAGTAGATTACGATATGACGGTCTTAGGAATCGGAGTAGCTAAACATCAATTTTTAAAAGGTTCAGGAGTAGAAATAGACTATGTAGACCCTGCAAATATGGTGTATAGTTATACGGAAGACCCATACTTTAAAGACTGTTTTTATTGGGGTGAAGTGAAAACCATTCCCATTATTGAATGCAAAAAGATTGACCCTACTTTAACAAATGATGATTTAGAAAAGATTTCCCAATATAGTCAAACGTGGTTTG